GTCAGCAGATCCGTGCCTTTGGTAAGAGCTTCAAAGAAAATGTGAAGCGTCGTGCCTTTGGCAACAATGTTGTTGATCTGCATATCGTCGAGTGAGTGGTGAGGAAGCATGGAGAGGGGATAGAAATATCCCCTTTCCTTTTCCTTATTTATTTTTTTTAAAGGAGAACGGAATGCTTAGAATAGCATTACTTAGTATCTTCTTGATTGGATGCAGCACAAGTGGGAACTGGGTAAATTACCGTGTAGGTATTGATTACCCTACTTGTGGTATCGAAAAGCCAGAAGGCTACAATGGTAACTTCACAGTCTTTTATGAGGGAGATCCTCGTATAAATTGTGAGCTCTATAAACGAAACCAGGGGAACCCTGAGAATTTCGGCTATAGTGAGGCGATTGTAACTGAAGATGATGTTATAATTGTCAGTGGTGGTTACTGGCCTTCGAGTGGTGTGAGTGTTCAACAAGACGAGGTACAGAGAACCTATTTCGACGATCAATATGGAAATAGGCGATATTCGAAGGGTTCGTTTATTACGATTACGCCTGAGACTGATGGGAGGTAATTATGAAACTAACCTGGAGAAAATTCCAGAAGCAATCCAAGAAAACGCTCGATATTGTGAAGCTTCCAAAGGAGATTGAGGAATCACTCGGTATCCTTTCAGCAACAATGAAAGCTACTATGGAACTCAAAATGGTGGAGACACTTGATGAGTTTCAGAAAGCTATTAATGATGCCAATAGACATCTTTGTGAAGGCATCTTAAAAGACATCGAGCAAAGAGGTGACCAATGATCTCTACTTTAATTAATTCTACCCTCAAAGGAGGACTCTTAGTCGGTACAATTGTAGTTGCACTTGTACTTTTGAGAGCACCAATGTTCTTTGGTTTAACCGTCATTACTAGAACTGCTATGTCAGTCGTTATTGTTTATACCCTTGCTGGTCTTCTATTCGGTCTCGTAAGAGGCATCTTAGAAATTCGAAAGGCTAAGAAGGAGAAAGACAATGTCGAAATCGCCGTATCGTCAAGTAATGGAGGAAAAACCAGTAAAAAGGGTGAAGACGATTAAGATTGAGGGATGGTTCTATCATGAGCCATCCAAATCTTCTAAGCCTAAACCTGGTGAGAAAGAAACAAAAGAGGAACTAACCGAAATACTGAACAGACTGTGGGTACCAGAAAAATACTTTGTGAATTCTGCGAAAGAATTTCAAGTCAGTAATTTGATGGTGCTTTCTGACTGTGAACGTCTTGTAGGTGGTTGGCTCAGTTTCATCAAAGTGGTTGGTGTGGTTGATACGAAGGGTTCAACAATTCCCTTCTTCATAGATGAAAAGAAAATAAAGAAGCTGAAAAAACTCATAAAGAGTGCATCGACTAGTACTGTTCTTTAACAGAAATTACCCCTCACATTGTGTGAGGGGATTTTCTCTTATTATTTTTTAAATATATGAATGAGAAACAGTTGATGCATTACATCTTAATATTTATCATATTATTTTTATTCTCAAAATTATCTTTTGATGCTCTTATCCTTGGCTCGGCAGCAATATTTTTGTTCCAGAGATCCAAGGGAAATATATGATATTTATTAAATTCCTGATCGGTATATATTTTATTTCTTTACTTCCTCAAGTTATAAGGGAAATAAATGAGAAAGAAACTGATAAAATCAATAGAGGACAGACTGGAGGAGGAGATAACGAGCCGTAGTACTTTGAAGTACTTAAAAGAGCTAGATGTCAATGATTATATAGACAACGTTATTTCAACTCTCTATCTGTACACTAGAGTAAATAAACGTAGAAGAAACACTATCTACTTAGTCGAAGTATTAGCTGCTATTGGACATAACCTACGTAATAAATATAAATTAAAAAGGGATTCTGCAAAGGCTGTTAGAACAGGTGCTTTCTTACTGTACTCTTTTCAAGAACTAGGCATATTAGAAGCGGTATTGGGTCAAGGTAAGAAACAACATGCTACCTATATTATACAGGTTTTAGATGATGATACTATTTGTGAACTCTGGAATGGTGTTAAAACAAGTAAGGTTGAGAAGTTGCCTTCAGAATTGCCTTATGAACCATGGACCTCTTCTAAACATAGTACTGGGGCATATCTAATTAAAACTGGTAACAGAGATGTGATTCAACAAATATCTCCTGAAACTCATCCTATTATTTTTAATGGTGTTAATAAAGCACAAAGCGTAGGCTGGACAATCAATGACTATATATTCGATGTACACAGATGGGGACTCAGAAATAAGACCCGCGCTTTCTCTGACATCTGGGATCTTCACAATAGAGAAGCACGAGCAACCAAGCTTAGAGAAGCAAAAGCAATTGGAAGCATCGCTAAAAGATTTCTTGGAAAAACATTCTATCATCTCTATTACTATGACTTCCGTGGGAGACGATATCCAGCTACGGCTTATCTCCACGAGCAAGGTTCAGACTTGGCTCGTGGTTTATTGCGACGAGCAGACAGCAAGAGACTTGGTGAAGATGGTTACTTTTGGTTGATGGTCACAATTTCCACAAGATGGGGTGGTGAATCAGGAAGAGAGGATGGTCTTAAAACTGATAAACTGCCTTTGAAGGAAAGATATGATTGGGCCATTGATAACGAAGAGATTTTTCTTAGTTATGCTGAAAATCCAAAGGTCAATCAGGGTTGGATGGAAGCTGATAAACCTTGGCAGTTTCTGGCAGCTTGTAAAGAATTAATGGATCTTAGAAAGTGGCAATATGATAATGGAATGGAGAATACATTAAAGTATCCTGATAAAAGTCCTTGGGATTGTTACGATTACGAGTCACACATGGAAGCCTACATAGATGGTTCTAATAATGGTTCTCAACATCTTAGTGCATTAACACTAGATGAAAAGACAGCCCCATATGTAAATTTAGTTCCACAACCTCTTCCTGGCGATCTTTATGAATATGTTGCTGAACATGTCTGGGCTACACTAGAGGAAGAAATAAAAGAGTATACCAAAGAGGAGATTGAAGATTGTGAAAGACTAATAGATACTATGATTGATCTTAAGAAGCGTATTAGCGAATGTGAACCTAAGAGTGAGAGAAGAATTGAACTCATAGAGGAGGTTAGGAAGTTTAAAGAGGATAATACTCTCTTGATACAGATAGCTGCTCCTGTATATTGGCTCCGTATTAAGGATCTTAAAGGACGCAGAAAGATTGTTAAGAGAAATGTTATGACTCTTCCTTATGGTGGTACTGCTTATGGTCTTGGACAGCAACAAATAGATGATGCAAAGAAGCATAATATTAATTTGTTGATGCATATGGAACATAGATGGGGTGCTTATTTAGGTCGTGAGATCTACAAGGATTGTAAAACATCTTTAGAACGACCAATGCGATTACTAAAGATATTTGAGCAGGCTGGAAAGAAAGCTGAACAAGCAGGTAAATTTTTATCATGGGAAGTTCCTGTTACTAAGTTTCCTGTAGTCCAAAACTATACAGAAGGAAAAGTACGTAAGTTATGGATTCAATATGGTCCACCACTTGGTGAACGTTCTCCTTCTAGTAAGTATTTCAAGAATACACTACAGTTACATGTGTGCTTCATTGAAGATGTTAAACCCTCTAAAGGTAAACAATCTCAAGGAGCTTCTCCTAATGCAATTCATAGTCTAGATGCAGCACATTTAGCTATGATTGTTGATGAAGCACCATTTCCTGTTAGTTGTATTCATGATTCTTTTGGGTGTCTACTTGCAGATATGCCTCAGCTATTTCACATAGTCAGAGAGACTTTTGTTAAGCTATATAAAACAGATCCACTTTCTTCTATTATGAATCAGATTGGAGGAGATATAAGCGAAATCGAGTTCGGAACATTAGACATTAATGATATATTAACATCGGAGTTTTGCTTTGCTTAAATTTGACTCTCTCAAACAACTTCGAGAATGTGGGCACATAATCGATGGTGATGGCGCTAGAACAACCGCTGTCTATGAACACATAAAAAGCCTTATGAAAAATAATCTAGGAAACGATTTAAATCTTGATTTCTTTGATGTAGATTTTGAATATTATTATGGTGGATCAATTTATATCTTAGAGTTTTATGATGATTTGATTTATCTTAAGACAACGAAAGAAAGAGATTTTAAAGAATGGGATGGTTTCCAATGGACGAAAACCTGTAAATCAATTTTAGAAACAGATGATATATTTGAGGGAGCTATGCTAATCCCTAGTAAAGATTTTTATAGCTTCTGGAATGTGACTAATAATGCTGGAGGCCCTATCTACTACATCCCAAAGAATATAGGAAAAACCTGCAAAAATTTAATGAAGTCTTTAGAAAAATCTAACTAATGTCTCTGGTGATATACACCAATTAGTTGAGCAATCCTTATAATAAGAAAAAGCTCATTTCTTTATAATTAGAATTAAAAAAGATTTAGGAAAATCATATCGGCGAGACCGATCTATTAACCCTTACAAGGGCTCCTAAAACAAACTAATTAGAGGCATAAAATGATCTTAAACGACTGTGAAATCTGGTTCGCTAAAGTAGACCCAAAGCGTCCTAATGCTAAGTTTAATCAAGAAAATCCTACATGGGAAGTTCAATTGAGAACTACCGATAAGGAGAAAAAGAAGGATTGGGAATCAAAGAATTTGATTGTCAAAGCCATTGTTCCTGATGAGGGTGAACCATATTTCCGTGTGAATTTGAGAAAGAAATCTTTCAAGGTAGATGGAGAACCATCTAGCCCTGTTAAGGTGGTTGATACAAAATTGAACCCTGTTGATCCTAATTCAATTGGTAATAAGTCTATTGCTAATGTACGTGTTTTTCAGTATGATTATGTAAGCAAGACTGGCAAGCCTGGTGTTGTAACTGTCCTTATGGGTATTCAATTAACAAAGCATCTTATTTATATTCCTACCCCGCGTGAAGATGAGTTCGCGGAGTTAGACGCCGAAACTGAAGTTATTCAGCCTCCTGAAGAAGAGGAATCCGGAGAGGATTCTGAAGAAGCACCTAGTGTAAATAGCGCTAAGAATATTTCGTTATAAGTAACAACAAAGGGGTCATCCATTTGGGTGGCCCCTTTTTCTAGGGAATTGTTATGGAATATATTTATGAGATATACGAGAAATCTACTGCTAATAAATTACATACATGTACTAGACTTGAAGAAATCGAAAATCTATTTCTAATAAAAGGTGAATACAATTTTACAAATGAGTATGTAGAGATCTATCGAGGAGATGCTCGTCATGATGCTCCAAAAATCATGTGTATTACATGTCAATCAGATTTAATAGATTGGCGTAATAAGCTTGAAAGAGATGCCGCTTGGAGACCTGATAAAGTAGACGAACTTCCCCAAGCTGGTAGAAAGTATCATGTAGAGGATGATGGATTTCATATAGATGATGCACTAGCGCCAGGAAATATTTGGGAAGTAAGGGAATCTCCAACAGAAGATCCTATCAATCCTCAACATTACCAAGGATATCTAGGAAGACTTCAATGGTTAGAAACTATGAGTCGTATCCCTGAGTATAAAAATGATCCTGCAGCATTTGCAAAAGCTGTGAAACTACAAGTACGAAAATATCTAGATAGGGATGAAAGAAAGGGTGAACAATTACAAGATGCTGAGAAGGCTCTTTGGTATTTAAAATTCTACGTAGCCTTTCTTAAGAATGATAAGCAGCCGATACTTGTAGATCATATTGAAGGAATACTAAATGGGAGTATCTGATGTCTAGATGGGTATTCGATATTGAATGTGATGGTCTTCTGCAAGATGCTACTAGAATGTGGATCATGGTCATGTACAACCTGGATACCCGCGAAGTTAGGCAATTCGAGGAGGGTGATTTTGGTTGGAAGTCAATCATGAATTCTGCATCGCTATTAATAGGTCATAATATCATTGGATACGATCTCCCTGTCTTAAAAAAATTATATGATTATGATTTGCCCAGGACATGCTCTATTCATGACACTCTCTTGTTTTCTCAGATTTTAAATTATAGACGCTTTGGTCATGATGGTCATTCTCTAGAGAGATGGGGTGAATATTTTAATGTCCCTAAAGTACAACATGAAGATTGGAGTCAGTTCTCGAAAGACATGGCTAAACGTTGTAGACAAGACGTTAAAATTAATGCAATGGCTTATGTAGAACTAGCAGAAGAATTCTCAGAAACAATTGAAAAAGCTCCCCTAGTCGCAATCTATTTAAAAGCAGAACACAAAGCTGCTGAATGGTGTGCTAAGGCTAATCTAATTGGTTGGGATTTTGATTTAGAGAAGGCTTTAGGGCTTTATGATGTATTAGAAAAAGAATTGGCTAAGACACATAAAGTGCTTGATTCTAAACTTGGAATGAAATCTGTTGCAGTAGATATGTGCAAGGGCGTGGTTGATGTGAAAGAACCTAAATGGACTAAGGTTGGGTTCTATCACTCACATATTGCCAATTGGTTCGGTATAGATCCTTGTAGTGGTTATCCTGGTGAGGAACGTCCTATTGAAGGTCCATATTGTCGTGTAGATTTCAAACCACTTAATCTAGATTCTCCAGCAGATGTGAAAGTATTCTTATTCAGAAATGGATGGGAACCAGATGAATGGAACTATAAGCGAAAAGAAGATGGAACTATGAGGAGAACTTCTCCCAAAATTACGGAAAGTAGTCTTGAGTTTCTAGGACCAGATGGTAAACTCTATGTTGATTTTCTATCAGCTAAATCCAGGTATGGTGTCTTAAAAACATGGATTGAGAATGTAGATGAGAATGGAAAATTACATGGAGAGTGTATGCTTGTTGGCACGCCTAGTATGCGAGCAAGACATTCAATTATTGTGAATGTACCATCTACTGATTCTCCTTATGGCAAAGAGATGAGAGAACTCTTTACTTGTCCTGAAGGGTGGAAGATCATTGGTTGTGATTCAAAGAGCAATCAAGCCAGAGGATTAGCACATCATCTCGGTAATCAAGAATACATCGACACGCTATTGAATGGTGATATTCATACGTACAATTCAGAGAAACTTACACAAGTCTTGGCTGATATGGGTATTGAATATGAAGTTGAAAGATCACAGGCTAAACGTATTCTATATGCATTTCTTTTTGGTGCAAGTGGAAAGAAGCTTTGGTCTTACATCTTCGGTACTATGGATGTTACTAAAGGGAACAAGCTTAAGAAAGGCTTCCTTAAAGCTGTCCCAGGATTCAAAGATCTTATTGACAAACTAGAAAACATTTTCGGAAAGACGCGTCAATATGGTGATGGATATATCCCATCACTATGTGGTAATAGAATTTATGTTGATAGCTTTCATAAGCTATTAGTCTACCTATTACAATCTGATGAAAAGATAACTTGTTCTTCCGCAATAATGATAGCGATGGAGAAACTTGAGGAAGCCTCGATAGACTATATTCCACTCATTTATTATCATGATGAAATTCAGTTCATGACTCCAGAAGACCAAGCAGAGAAAGCAGCCGAGATTGGTAGAAAAGCTTTTAAAGATGGTCCCGAACTTTTTAATGTTACTATTATGGATGGAGACTCTAAAATTGGAAACAACTGGTGCGAAACCCACTAAATATATTCCTGAAATAAAAGTTTGTTCTAGATGTAAAACAGAGAAACCGGCAAAAGCCTTTGGTCTGAGATCTAATAAAAGATGGTTAAGGGCTGAATGTAAAAAATGTACCGCTGCAAGAATAAAAGCTAAATATATACCTAGGCCAAAGAAAGAAAATCTAACTTTTAAATATCCTGGTAAAAAATTATGTTGCAATTGTAAAGAATATAAAAATCTTTCTGAATTTTCTAAAAACAGAAGCGGCCCTGGAGGATATAATTCACGTTGTAAAGTTTGTGCTAAGCTAGTTAAAAACTATAAAACGAATGCTAAAAAACATAGCAATAAACATTATTATAAGTATCATGAAGCAAATAAACTCAAAAGGAACGAAAATTCAAAAAAAGCTGTGAAAGAATTAAAGAGGGGTTATTTGAGAAGCTTAGCTAGAAACAGAGGTATACCTAAAGAGGATTGGGATGACTATCTTGAAATTATTAAATCAGAGGTTATTCGTAAAAGAGAAGAGAGGGAATTTAAAAAGAATCAACCCAAACCAGAACCTAAACAAAGAACTCAAAGTGAAATATATACGAGAGAAGGTTATCAGGCTTGTAAAAGTTGTAAAAAAGAAAAGCCTCTTGAGGATTTTCATAAAGGAATTAGTCGCAATGGACGTCAGTATGATTGTAAAGATTGCACACGTACTGAAATGAGAGAAATATATCTTAAGAAAAATTCTGGAAAATTTTCTACAATTTATTATATAGATGATCAATACGCGAAATACTGTAATACATGTAAGGAGTTAAAGCTCTTAGCAGAATTTTGGAATCATCCCAGAAATAGTCGACATCATAAACTTAACCGTTGTAAAAGTTGTGAAATGGTTCACCGTAAAAATCATCCCTCTCAAACTACAGAAGTTAAAAGACTGGCTTCACGAAAACAGCGAGAATTAAATAAAGATAAAATTAATGAAAATGCTAGAATCACAAGGAAAAAACAAAGAGATCGTTTAGATGACTCCTATATTAGACAAACTTTATGGGTAAGAGGTATTAAAGATGATGATGTAATAAAAGCACTAACTCCATTGGTTAAAGCAAATCTTAAGCTTAAAAGGAAAGCGAAAAATGCCTAAAAAGAGTTACGTAGATGGTCTTCGTGAACAAGCAGTTAAGTTTCTTGAGGAAAGGACTAATCCACATCTTATGAGAGCAAGAGCGGCAATGATCGACAAAGCTATTCGTGCAGCACACCTTGAGTGTAAGTACGGAGATAAAGATAAAGTATTAGGGGAAAAGTAAACAACACAATGGAAGGACAAGGAAGTCCTTCCATGACAAAACAATGCGTATAAGGAAGTGAGTAAATGAACCTATTTATATTAGATCAAGACCCATATATAGCAGCAGAAATGCATTGTGATAAACATGTTATTAAAATGACTTTAGAAACTGCTCAAATCCTATCCACAATTAATGGCGGTCCTTATAAACCTACTCATGAGAATCATCCTTGTGTTAAATGGGCTGGAGAATATTTGACTAATTATAACTGGAGTTGGCAATTAGGAAAAGCTTTAGCTAAGGAATATACTCATAGATTTGGCAAAGAGCATAAGTCAGAAGATATAATTATGTCTTTAAAATTGCCTTTAGTAGACATTCAATTAGGATCGAGTCCTTTTGTTCAATGTATGCCTGAAGAATTTACTGAGAAACCTAGTAAAGCGGTTCTCGCTTATCGCAGATATTATGTTTCTAAAGACATAGATTTTAAATATACTAGAAGAAATAGACCTTGGTGGTTTAATACACTTCCCTTGTTGGAGGATCGTAATGCTGGCGTTAATTGATGGCGATGTTTTATGTCATCTAGCATGTATGGATAGGTGGGAGACTAAGGCAGTCCGGCCTAACGATGATGGTATCAAAGTCGGACATGTACGACTAGATGAAGATGGTAAAAAGATACCTATTGAATATACTAGAGAAGAAGATACTGAATTCCTTAAGGCTTCTTACGAAGTCGTCAAGAAAGATCTAGATCGTATTTTAGAAGCCACCTTTTCGAGTGACTACAAAATGGCTGTAAAAGGTGAAGGGAACTTTCGTATTGATATGTTTCCTGAATATAAAGTACATCGTAGTAAAAATAGACAGCAAAGACATAATATGGCTGTGCCTTTGTTAAGACAATTATTAGTACACGAAGGATTGGCTGTAGCTGCCGACGGAATGGAAGCAGATGATTATCTGAGAATTTGGGCTACTGAATGTATAGAAAGAGAAGAAGAATTTATTGTGTGTTCTATTGATAAAGATCTAAAGTGTATTCCCGGATTGCATTATTATATGAGAAAAACTGAAAGAAAGATCTTTGAAGTGTCTGAGGAAGAAGCCGTTAGATTTCATTACGAACAATTATTAATGGGTGATCCTTCTGATAATATTCCAGGTATACTTGGAATTGGACCTGTAAGTGCTAAAAAGTCTTTAGCTTTATTAAAAAGCGAAGAACAGTTTCAAGAACAAGTTGTAGCCGAATATCTTGGCGCGTATGGAGACGACTGGGAAGAACAACTCTTATTTAATGGTCGACTGATCTATCTGAAGAAGACTCTAGATGATGAGTTCTCTATAGAACATTGGCCAATCGTACAGGAGTTGAAAGAATAATGTTCGACAATGGTCATTGGAAGTTTGTAGAGCAGATGGGTCTGGAACCCAAAATAGGTTTTCTTTATGTTATTAAAGACAATTATATGCAGAAACTTTATTTAGGAAAAAAGTTCTACCGAGGTCATGGAAAATTAAACAAAGGGAAAGAGTCAAATTGGCGGACTTACACCTCATCCTCCAAGTTTTTGAAGGAAATCTTTAAAGAAAGACCTAAAGATGAATTTGAATTTATTTGTATAGAAGAGTACGTAACTAAGGGTACTCTCGCATACGCTGAGACATGGACTTTATGCCATGTTGATGCGCCATTTAGCGACGTATGGTATAATTACTTAATAGGCAAAATCTTCTGGAAATTACACGAGCCGTTAACTAAGAGACATATGACGCGATTACGTTGGGCTATGGAGTTTGTATGACAATTTTAGTACAGTTGTTTGCTTTATTAATGACCTTCTTTGGATTAGTGGGTGGTATTTATTTTGTAGGGAACAAATTATGGAATGGATTGTCCTTCGAAATGATTGATTTCACCTATATGATTCTTTGTGGTTTAGTCATTATGGTGCTATTGGAAGGAGTTAAGCGTGGGGAAAATAATAAAGAGGAACCTACCGTGTCTTGATACAGGTTGTGGAAGTTCAGATGCCAGACAACAATACGAAGATGGAACATCCTTTTGTTTCTCTTGTCAAAGCTGGTTTAAGAATGACCAAGACACAAAATCAGAAATGAGTCCTAAGAATATAAGACCTCCGAGAACAGGAATATCTAAAATTCCATCTCTAGATGAGATTGATACTTACCCTATTTCTGCACTAGATGCTAGAAAAATTAATTATGCAGTTACCGACCATTATGGTGTGAAAGTTACTTATGGTCCAGATGGAAAAATTGATGCCCATTTTTATCCGTATGGAAAAGATTCGTATAAAATTAGAACATTGCCTAAACAATTTCAATGGGTTAACAAAAATAATAAACTATTTGGACAAGATCACTTCACTAGTGGTGGCAAGAGACTCGTGATTTGTGAAGGTGAGATCGATACACTCAGT